AATGCCATGAGAGCACCTCAAGGAACTGCCATCAGCGAGCTAGAATATCTTAACAATCCTAACCCAAGCTCATTTCCCTCTGGAGACGATGACGGGATGTCAAATACATTAGAACAACTAATAGAGCAAAAGATGCGAAACTCAGGGAATACTCCTATCAATAACATTAATGCCAACATAAAAATGCTTGAAAATATGAGAGCTTTAAATCCTCAAAGAGCTTCACGTAGCTTGGACGCAGACCCTATCAGTGCATTATTAGAGGCAAAAGAAATGGCAAGGCCAGCTGCAGAAATGTATATGAAAGACGGAACTGTTCCTCCTCTTGGAAGAGGACCTCAAGGAGATATGATCAGAAAGTTTATGTACGAAAACATTATGAAGAAACAAAAAGACTACCAGTAAAATGGAAGATCAGTACATATACGAATTATTGTATGGCACTCCAAAGAATGAGGGTATGTTTGAGGGATATATGAATCCACAAGCAGCAGTTGTTGGAGGGAATGTAGGGAACACAACATTCTTGGATGGTGGAGGCTTATTAAACATAGGTGGCGGAGCAACTTACCAGCCAACGCAAGAGAACAAGGTTAATCCTTATGCCTTTGCTAACTATAACGATGGTAAAAGAGACCAAGACGGGAATAACATTGGCCTGACTATCAAAGCCATGATGGATGAACAAGCCAAAAGCTTAAAAGGTATGTACGGCAATCTAAATGCAGAATACACAAAGACTCCAATGGACTCTATTAAAAGCCTCGGCTACAATACTAATAACTTTGGAGCAAACGTCACAAAGTCGGGTAACAATACAGAATATAGTATGAGAACATTACTAAACAATATACTGGGTGGTAACTTAAATGCTGAAGCATCTAAAGACGATTACAACAAAAGATTAATGTTCAATTGGAGCAAAGATTTTTAGACTATTATGACCAAAGAAGAACAATTAAAATTAGCTCAAGAGAAATCTAAGACAGCAAATCTTGGGAACACAAATTCTAGTAAAAAGAATAGGTTATTAAAAGATACGCTGAATAGAATTATTACTCAAGATGATGCTTTAAGAGCCAGAAGAGTTATGGAAGCTTTAGTAAGAAAAGCAGAGGAAGGCGACACAAAAGCCATTGATATGGTTCTTGATCGTATGGAAGGAAAGGTCCAAAGCCAAACAGATATAACATCTTCCGATGGATCACTAAGCAACAACCTTAAAGTAGAGTTCGTTGATGTCCAATCAAAAGTTTCCGAGTAAACTTAAATGGCTATTTGAACCACATCGCTTTAAGGTAGCTTACGGTGGTAGAGGTTCTGGTAAGTCATGGAACTTTGCTAGAGCGTTATTGATTAAGGGTACAGAAGCTCCGATGAGGATACTATGTGCCAGGGAAGTACAGAAGAGTATCAAGCAATCGGTCCATACGCTGCTTAAAGATCAGATACAGGACTTAGGCCTCGGAGATTTTTACGAGGTCATAGAGACCTCCATACGAGGTATCAACGGTACAGAATTTAGCTTTGCAGGCCTAGCAACCAACACTGTTGAAAGTATAAAATCTTTTGAGGGTGTTGAGGTTGTTTGGGTAGAGGAAGCACAGACAGTTAGTAAGAGATCATGGGACATATTAATACCTACGATCAGGAAGCCTGGCAGCGAGATCTGGGTGACGTTTAACCCTTACATGGATACTGATGAGACGTATAAACGATTCGTCATTAACAAGCCTCCTAACGCTCGCATAGAGAAGGTTAACTACTCTGATAACCCTTGGTTCCCTACAGTATTAGAGATTGAACGTGCCAGGTGCATGGCCCATAACAAAGAAGACTATGCAAACATATGGGAAGGTGATACTAAAGCAGCAGCAGACGGTGCTATCTATCACAATGAGATACGATTGGCCCAAGAGGAAGGACGGGTAACCAACATACCAAGTGATGCTTTATTAAAGACTCACGTTGTTATGGACCTAGGATGGAATGATTCTATGTCTATTATCCTATGCCAGAGATCACTATCGGAGATCCGAGTGATTGACTACATAGAAGACGATCACAGGACACTAGACAGCTACTCTGATCAGTTGAAAAAGTTAAACCACAACTGGGGAACGATGTACTTACCCCATGATGCTAGAAACAAAGACTTCAAGTACGGCACAAGTGCTGAAGAGATCATGCAGAAGCTAGGGTGGAACACTGAAGTTATACCTAGATCTGATATAGAGACAGGCATCAAGCTTGCAAGAATGACCTTTAGCAGAGCTTACTTTGATGCTGATAAAAGCAAACGACTGATTGAATGCTTAAAGAATTATAGAAGAGCTATTAACCAAACAACACAAGAGCCTGGTGCTCCGCTTCATGATGAGTATAGTCATGGTGCAGATGCTTGGCGTTATGCCTGTGCAGTGGTTGATGGCATGTCTAACGAGACATCCTCATGGGATAAGCCTCTAAAACAAAATAACCAATGGATCGTATAAATGGCAATAGATGAAAACAAATTAAAGTCGTACCTAGAGAATGAGATCAATGATTCTATAGGATACCTAGAGACAGAGACAACTGACCAACGCCAGGAAGCACTTCAATACTATTTGCGGGAGCACTACGGCAATGAGGTCCCTGGAAGATCACAGATAGTTACTGGAGAAGTGGCAGAGGCAATTGATGGTGCTATGCCTCAGATAATGCGTACTTTTACATCTTCAGGTGATGCCGTGGTCTTTGAGGCCACTAAAGAAGGGACAGAAGAGCAGGCAGAACAAGCTACCGCTTACGTTAATCATATATTCTATAAAGACAACAATGGCTTTGAGATCATGCACGACTGGTTCAAAGATGCATTGATGCAAAAAGTAGGTGTTGTAAAAGCATACTGGGATGACTCTAAAGACGTAACCGTTGAAAAGTATTACGACCTTGATGATGACGAGCTAGCGATGGTCGCATCCGATGAGGATGTTGAAGTCGTATCACAAAAGACTAATGAAACATCGGTTGAGCAAGAGCCTCAACCTGCTGTAGATCCAATGACTGGCCAACCTATGATGGATGAGATGGGTATGCCAATGATGATGGAAGTGCCTCCTGTTGTTATTAGAACTCATGACGTTAAGCTATCAAGAACGGCAGATAAAGGTAGGGTTAAGATTGAAAACGTACCGCCTGAAGAGTTCCTAATATCCAAGAGAGCTAGAACAATAGCAGACTCAGAGTTTACTGCACACCGTAAGATGATGACACGGTCCGAGTTGGTTGCTATGGGTTATGACGAAGATATAGTTTACTCACTAGCTACTGGTGATGCACTGGACTTCTCTCCAGAAAGGATTGCACGATACTCTCGTGGTGAGCTTCCTACTGACATGCAATCATTAGAACCTGCACTGCAACTAATTGAATACTATGAGTGCTACATCAAGACTGATTTAGATGGTGACGGTATAGCTGAGATGAGACGGGTATGCTACGCCTCCAACGAGATACTCCATGAAGAAGAATGCGACTATGTTCCATTCCATTCAGTATGTCCAATCCCGATCCCACATAAGTTCTTTGGACAGTCATTAGCTGACAGGACTATGGACCTCCAGTTAATTAAATCAACCATAACAAGACAGATGTTGGATAACCTATACCTTACCAACAACTATAGAGTTGGTGCAGTAGAAGGTCAGGTCAATATGGACGACTTACTGACATCCACAGCGGGTGGTGTTATTAGAATTAAGAATCCAAATGCATTAGTACCTATGCAGGTAACATCCAACGCTAACCAGTCATTCCCTATGTTGGAATACTTAGACAGTGTTCAAGCAAAACGAACAGGCGTTTCTGATGCTCAGCAAGGTCTTAATCCAGATATCCTACAAAACGTAACAGCAACTGCCGTAGCTGCCATGACAAGCCAAGCTGGAGGTAAGTTAGAACTCATAGCTCGTATCTTTGCTGACACTGGTGTCGCATCATTATTTAAAGGGGTATTACATTTAGTATGTAAATACCAACAGAAAGAAAGAATCATCAGAGTTAATAATAAGTATGTACCGTTTGATCCTAGAGAATGGGACACTGAATACAACATCACTGTTAACGTAGGTCTTGGTACTGGTAGCAAGCAAGAGCAGTTAGCTACTATGCAAATGATCTTAGACAAACAAGAACAAATCATCCAGGGTTATGGCCTAGGCAATCCATTGGTTAACCTCAAGCAATACCGAGACACCTTAGCCAGATTCGTTAACATGGCTGGCTTCAAAGATGAGTCGCAGTTCCTTATGGAAGTTACCGAGGAACAGGCCCAACAAATGGGACAACAAGCTTCTCAACAGCCACAAGTAGATCCTACCGTACAAGCTGCTCAAGCTATTGCTAGGGTAGAGAAAGAGAAAGCTGAATTACAAGCACAGACTGCTATGGCCAAAGTAGAGATTGAAAGAAAAACTCTTGAAATGAGAGTGCAAAAAGAAATGCTTGAAATGCAACAAAAACAAATGCAGTTTGAAAAAGAGATGGCAATGAAAGAAATGGAACTCGCACAAAAAGCTTCAAACGATAGTGACAAAAACAGGTCCACCCAAACTAAAGAGTTAGTCAATGCTTTAGATAAGATTAGCAACATATCACAAAGAGGAATGTAATGACTTTATCTGAAGCAATGCAAAACATACTGGGAAGCACTGAGTTCCAGGAAGTCATGAAAGAAATGAAAGACACACAGCTGCAGATGATCCAATACTCAGGTGATGACGAAGCCGAGCTAAGAGAATACGCATACCAACGCATAAGGTCCATTAACGAAATTATGTCTAATCTTGAATCTATCGCAATGACTGGCGAGATAAAAGATAAGGCATGGAAGATACTATAAGGATTAATCATGTCAGATAAAACAGCAGATTTATTATTGAATGAAGACGGTTACGTTAAAGAAGAAAAACGTAAAGGTACTGGAGGTCAGAAAGTACACCTTCACTACACTGTTACTAACGTAGACTTTGGCGACAAGATTGACCCAGCAGAAGACAAAGGTTGGTACATGGAGCTAGATTGTAGTTGCGATAACCAACACAAAGAAAGCGGAGTTATGCAAACAGGTGAAAAATGGAGCTGTGAAGTTAATACTAATGGAGTAAGAGACACTACATTTAGCTTTAAGCTACGGGCAGCTACTGGACCTGACATGGGAAGAGCAATAGTAACCGTACACTTTGTAGACAATATATAAGAATTTGAGCATATAGCTCAATTGGTTGATAGTACCTAACTATCATTATAAAAAGGCAATACAAAATGAGTGATGAAACCATGACTCCCGAACAGGGAAGTGGCAATCTAACAGTACGTGAAGCAGCAGGTGGATTTGAAAGCTTCTTAGATAGCCAAGAGAACCCTGTAAAGGATAATTCAGAAAGCGTATCAGAGGAAGTTGTAGAAGAAACTTTAGAAGCATCAGAAGAAGAAGCAGAATCCGAAGAGCAATTGGAAGAGGAAACTTATGAAGCTGAAGATTCTGACGAAGATGAAGAAGAGACTGAAGAAGAAGCACCCCAGACATTCACCGTAAAAGCATCAGGTGAAGAGAAAGAGGTTACCTTTGATGAATTAGTATCTGGCTATCAACTCGGAGCAGACTACACTAAAAAGACTCAAGAGCTAGCAGAAAACCGTAAGACTGTAGAGTCTGAGGCCAAAGCTATTATTGAGGCTAGACAAGTTAGAGATACATACGCTCAACGCTTGCAAGCGGTAGAACAGTTGCTAACAATGAACGATTCTCCAGAAGATATTGCAAGTATGAAAGAAAACGATCCGATAGGGTACGCAGTTAAGGTCGCAGAGATGACCGAGAAGAAAGAGCAATTGCAAGCTATAAGAGCCGAGCAAGGACGCATTGCACAACAGCAACAAGCGGATAGGTCTCAGGCCATGCAAAAGCAAATAGCTCAGGAATCAGCAAAACTAGCAGCAGTCCTACCAGAGTTTTCAGATAAGGTCAAAGGCGAACAACTCCGCAGTGAGATTCGTAACTACGGCAAAGCAGTGGGTTTTACAGACGAAGAGTTATCTCAGGTCTATGACTCACGACACGTCCTTGTGTTGCATAAGGCCGCCATGTACGACAAGCTACAGAAATCTAAACCAGGTGTTCAGAAGAAAGTGGCCAACGCTCCTAAGATGATTAAGAGTGGTACTAAGCAAACCAAAAATAGCAACGATATACAAAGGCGACAAAAACAACAACTTAAAGGCTCAGGCAAAGTGCGTGATGCTGCTAAGTTATTTGAAAACTTTATTTAAGGAAATTTAAACAATGGCAACTTATCAAACCTACCAATCTATTGGTAACAGGGAAGATCTAACAGATATGATCTATGATATCTCCCCTACAGAAACACCTTTCATGTCATCTATTGGCAAAACTAAAGCTACTGGCGTTCTTCATGAATGGCAGACAGATAGTCTTTCAGACGCTACACTCGCTAACGCTGCGGTTGAGGGTGCTGATGCTACATCTGCTACACTAGCTCCTACAACAAGAGTTGGTAACAGAACGCAGATCTCACAAAAAACTATCCAGATCGCTGGTACTGAAGAAACAATTGACAAAGCTGGTCGTAAGTCAGAAAAAGCTTATCAACTTGCTAAAGCATCTTCAGAACTAAAACGTGATATGGAAAAAATCATGTTGGCTAACCAAGCTGCTACAGCTGGTGACTCAACAACAGCACGTACACTTGGTTCACTACAAGCATGGTTAAACACTAACTATGTTGGTACAGGTACTGCTGGTTCACTAGGTACTACAGCTCGTGTGTCTGGTACAGATCGTGCATTTACTGAGCCATTACTTAAAGTTGCGGTTAAATCAGCATTTACAAACGGTGGTAACCCAACCGTACTAATGGTTTCTCCAACACAAAAACAAGTAGTTTCTACTTTTGCAGGTATTGCAGAGCAACGCTATGCAGCTCCAGCTAATAAGCAAACTACTATCATTGGTGCAGCTGACGTGTACCTATCAGACTTCGGTACGCTATCTGTTGTTCCTAACAGATTCACTACTGCTGATGATGAATCTACAACAGGCGAAGGCGAACAAGCATTTGTACTTGATCCTGAGTACGCTGCTACTGCTTTCTTACGTCCTTTCCAAACTAATGAACTAGCTAAAACAGGTGACTCTGAGAAGACTCAACTTGTAGTTGAATACACATTAGAAGTTAAGAACGAAGCAGCACACGCACTGGTTTCAGATCTATCTATCTAAAGTAAGTAAAGGGTAGCCCTCTTCGGAGGGCATCTCCTTACGAGGACATTATGGCAAAAATATTAGGCACAGATAAAGCTAAGAAAAGACAGTCAATAGCACACAACACAGATGACGGTATTGTTATTGCTACAACGCAAGACATAACTGAGATCATTGAACAGAATAAAAGAGAGTACAACGCATCATCCACGACATGGGGTGACGGTGACGTGTTCTCTAACAAGATAGCTTCTATACCCTTTACGGTGATAGATGAACTAAACAAACAGAAGATCATGCGTGGCTTTCACGTAGTAGATTCTAAACGATTTAAAGCATGGTTGAACAATCCTGATAACAGGTTCTTTAGAACTAAACAAGGCACAGTATAATGGCATTCTTTGATAGTTACACATCCTTACAGGCCACAATAGCTGATTACTTAGCTCGTAGTGACTTAACTGTACAGATCCCTGAGTTTATTAGGTTAGGTGAGGAAAGGCTGAGGCGTGATCTACGCATTAGGCAAATGATTAAAGTGGCAACAACAACCTTTACTACTGGTGACTCAACAGTTGAAATACCGTCTGACTTCCTTGCTATGAAAGATATTCATATACAAGGCAATCCTGTAAAGACAGTAGAGTTCTTATCAACCAGTAATTTTTACAGAAACGCAGGAACATCTTACAAGGGTGCTCCTAACTATTACACGCTGTTAGGCTCAGAGTTTCAATTCGCTCCTGTCCCTGACTCAAACTACACACTTCAAATGGTCTACTTTTATAAACCAGACTATTTGAGTGACACTAATCCTTCTAACATATGGCTGGCTAACACACCTGATTTATTGCTGTACGCAGCACTAGGTGAGGCTGAACCCTATCTTATGAATGATGAAAGATTGCAAGTATGGGCTTCTATGTATGATCGTGGGGTCAATTCGTTAACAAAAAGTGATGATGATTCTGAGTATCCTGCTCAGCCAATGTCTATCACAATATCTAAGAGGTAATTTACTATTGCTGAAATGTCAAACTATTTGGAAAATGCACTACTTAACGGAACATTGAACGCTACAACGTACACTGCTCCTACTACTGTCTATGTATCACTATGGACATCTGATCCTACTGATGATGG